GCTTCTATTTTGGTGGCCGCACACTTGAGAAAATCATGGACATGAAATCTGACAAAAAGGACAAACAGTGATTACTGCTGAACAACTCAAAGAAATTCACATTTCTGAAGACTGGCTGGAGCCTTTGAATGAGGCCATGCACCGCTACGAAATCAACACGCCCTTGCGGATGGCTGCTTTCATTGGTCAATGCGCTCATGAGTCTGGCAACTTCAAGGCGCTGCAAGAGAACCTGAACTACTCTGCTGAAGGTCTGTGCCGTGTGTGGCCCTCACGCTTCCCCACATTGGAAGCTGCTCAACCGTACCATCGCAACCCCGACAAGATCGCCAACAAGGTCTATGGTGGCCGTATGGGTAACGGCACTGAGGAAACAGAGGAAGGAAGTCTGTACAAAGGCCGAGGGCTTATCCAGTTGACTGGCAAAGACAATTACCGTTTGGCAAGTGATGCCTTGGGTGAAGATTTTGTGAGCAGTCCTGACCTTGTTTGTGGGTTCAAGTACGCTGCTTTGACTGCCGCATGGTTCTGGAACAAGCGCAGCCTGAACAAAGAGGCCGATGCAAAAGATTACACCGCCATGACCAAGAAGATCAATGGCGGTGTAATTGGCCTAGAAGACCGAATCAAGCACATCAATCATGTGCTGGAAGTCTTGTCTTGATACTGCAATTCCAGTAGCAACTCTAGGTAATGAATGGCCTTGCGGATGTCCGCAGCGCCATTCTTTTCTTTGTGGCGGGTGACGTACTTGATGACGTTGCCCTCACAGAAACCAAGCTCGTTCGCGTGAATGTAGACGATAGGCTGGATGCCCTTGTCTTTGTAGTGATTGCCTGAGACTTGTTTATCAAGGGCAGACATCACGACTCCTTGACGAACACGCCATCTTTGTTGAGATAGCCCTTGCGATGTTCTATAACCTTAAAAGCGTTGTAAAAGCATTGACGCACATCCAAGTCGGTCAATACCCCTACGTTAACCAGAGTCACCATCACATCACCAATGGCATCAGCAATCTCTGCTTTGTCGTTCTTGGCAATTGCAACCAGCAGTTCACAGGCTTCTTCCACTGTTTTGCTGGCTTGGCCTAATGCTGTTCCATTCTCATAGATGCCTCGGGCCTGCGCCCACTCCATGACTTTGAACTCTGTCATGCCAAACGATTGTGTTTCTTTCATGCTTGCTCCAGTGGCAGGCTGTCTTGTTCTGGTCGCAAAGCAGTTTCAACTTTCTTGCCGCCAGAAATAAGATCAATCAACTGATCTTGTGTTGGAACGTCAACATTGATGATGCCGTGAGCAACGTGGTTGAGGGCTTGTGCGCGGGTATTAGCACGAACAAGGCGGGTTTCTTGGCCGTAGCCAACGATGTAAACGCGAGACATATCTTCTCCTTTTATTTCTTGGTTTTGGTTGGGGTTGTTTTGGGCACTTCAACTGGAGTTGGAACTTCACGCAACTCAACATTGATGCGTTCTGCTTTGTAAAAAGCAAGAGTTTTTAATTCGTGCATTTCATCTTGCTCTGTTAAATCTTTGATGGCATCTGGAAGTGTTTTCCCATAGCCGCAATAGTCATTTGGTGACACTACAAAGTACATATCTTCTCCTGTGGTTAAAAAAGGGTGGGCCGCTACTCGCTGCGTCTGCGGCTTGGTACTGGTGGTTGAACCGGCTTTCGGTCACGCAGCATCCGCTTTTGCGGCCCGAAATCATTTGATGGTCAATCTGTCCTTGCGAACAATGCAGGCTCCAGCAACAGGCTCACCAGCAAGGATTGCTGCCTTGATCTTGGTTTTGCTTGGCTCTGGAGGCTTTGGATCGCCGCACAGTTCAGCAGGGAACTTTGCGCCGTCCTCAAGTACAACGGATTCATCACGCTCAACATACAGCTTAACAATGAAAGACCCGTCAGCAGCCTTGATTTCGTGGATTCCAGCCGTCTTCATGTTCTCGGCAAGGTAATCCCTCAACTTTTCGGATTTTCGCTCGTAGGCCGTTTGTAAGGCTTTGATGCGTTTGATGGCATTCTTGGCCTGCTCGGCATCCGATTCGCAGTTGAGGACGTAGGCTGCGACAGCGTTTGCTTTATTGCCGAGCATGACCCGAAATTCTTCAAACGCTGGCAAAGCCTCGCCAGTCTCTGGATCAAAAAGATCGTCCAGTTGTTCACGGAACGATGTTGCAATCTCATAAAGTGATGTCATGTTTTTTCCAATATTTGTTGGCAATAATTTGAGTTATTGTTGATGGATTTGTTTTGTATTTTTTGGCCAAGGCTCCTCCTCCAAATTTTCGATGATAAGGAACGTATTGGTTCCTTATTTCTTCTACTTGCCTCCAAGTCAGTTTTGCTCCTCCGGCTTTTTCTCCTTTTGCTGAATTACATCTGTTTTTTTTCAGCATGTCTTGTGTATTGTCTTTTGCAGACCCAAGAAAAAGATGATTTGGATTTATGCAGGATGGCACATCGCATTCATGCAAAACAAACATTCCGCTAGGTATTTCACCATGAATCAATTCATATTGAACTCTATGCGTATATGTTTGTCTGCCTTTGAAATTGATAACTCCATATCCTTTTGGGACATGTCCTCCCGTCCATATTTTGCATCCGCAAAAAGGAACGAGAAAAGATTTGTCATCAAGTCTTTGTTGAATTGTTTTCATGTCGCACCCCATCATTGGTGGAAGTCATCACCGAAAGACAACAGCAGGACGGTGATGAATCGTCTTTTCCCCCGCTAAAGGTAGCTGTTGTGCCAATCATATCAGAACGCTGAATCGTCCATGTCACCAAAGCCGCTGTCAGCTTGACCAGAAGAATGGCCTGCTGCTTGAGCAAATTCAGGGCTGCGTTTGATTGCGTCCTTGAGCTTGTCGTGGAAAGTGTCAAAAATACCCCAATTAGGATTGTCCAAATCAAACATGACGTTTTGGTGAACACCTGCTGGTTTGGCATTTTTCAATGCTGTTGGCAATGGAGTCAGATTTGCCACGTTGGAGTACGTCTTCCCATTTGTTTCGCTGGTTGTGACGTTAACCATGCAGTACGCGCCAAGCAGTTTGCTGATGTCAAAGCCTTTGGCTTCTTCGTCAGTGAACTCGCGGCCACGCCATGATTGCAAGTCTTTACGCAGGGACGCTTTCTCACTGAGAGACAACGTGTATGACTTGCTGATGGTCATTGGCATTTCTTGGCCGTCAAATTCAACGGTCAAAGGCTTGCCTTCCTCATCCTCGCCAAACAATTCCCAAGCAACACGAATCTTGTGCTGCAATTTCTCGCCGTACTGACCAGACGACAACTGAGTGCCAAGGTCAATCAGCGAATAGCAACGACCAACATGAACGCCAGAAGGCACACGTTTGAAGTTACCACCACCACTGTCAGAAGCTACAAAGCCCATTTCATTCTCCATTAAAAACAGCCGTTACAGGTCGGCTGAACACCTTATCTGAACCAAAGAAAAAATCCGTGCAAAATTCCGATTGGGAACAGCAATGCTCCAGCAATCAGAAAGCCCCACAAGCCCTCGGCAAAGCAAGTGAAGATGTGTGTAAACCATGCAAGAACGCAGGCAATTCCAATGACCGCGCCCATCATTGCACCTTTGTAACGTGTTGAGCCAGCAGCCAGTTGGAACCAAGCTGGTGAACAGATCGTGCCCACTTGCGCTGGTAGCTGCGGATTACTTCGGGGGAGGCATTGTATGTCTGAAAGATTCGCCGTGCGTGGCGTAAAAGCGTGATGTTCATGTGAACTCCTGTCTTGTTGAGCCTCAACTGTAATCCAGCCAACACATAAAAAACATAGGGGTTTTCCCTGTGCCACAAATCAAAAAACGGTGATAGTCTCCAGCCCATGAAAACACCAGACCAACTTGAAGAAGACTCAGCTCATCACATCCGAGATGTGACCATGCTTGAGGCGTACATCAACTGCCCATGCCCCGGAGATTGGGACGCAGCAGCAGTTGCAATCTTAAGCCGCGCAATCGAAA